CTGACTCTTTGCTCAAGGCTGAAAAAAAACCGACGAAAAAAATAATAATAATAGAAGATGAACCTTTATCAGAAGAAGCAATTAAAGCTGTAATTGCAGGTCGAGCTAAGCGTAAAAAACCAGTACCATATATACGTGAGGAATTTCCCTCAGCATCAGCATTGAACATTAATCAGCATGATTCAGATCGACCGAGATGTATTTATTGTGGTGACTATAATTCCGGCATAGTTCGTGATCATGTAGTTTCAGTTGCATGGAGAGGTGGCGTGAGAAACTATGACCGCCGCCACACAGTGCCCTCTTGCCCGCAGTGTAATAACCTACTAGGTGATAAGCCTCTTCATAATGTTGCAGACCGTGCAGCTTATCTTGTTAGTGCGATTGAGCGTCACGAGCGTCGATATCTTTCAACTGTCGATATAACGGATGAAGAATTGGCAGAACTAGACCATTTCTTAGCAGTTTCGATCAGAAGTGCTATGTATGAAAAGGCCATGGCCTTACAGCGTATCGAATATGCCAAGCAAGTCGCGGCCGGGTATTATGACTATGCGACTATTAAACACTTGGTTAAACAGGGTAAAGAAATACCTGAGGAATGAACCAGGTTATTAATTTTAATAGATTTTTTATTACATCTTAGTTTTTGAGAGATATGACAAAACCCGCCAGCGGCGGGTCAGTATGCAAACTGTTCTTGCATCCCTTTCGGATGCGGTGGTGCAGCACTGATTTTCTCAGGACGGCAAACCGATCTCACAAACGTTTCATGCGTCACGAAGGTATGCCCGCACTCAATATTAGTGCACTGGTTATAGCGCTCTTTGGTTTGCGTGGAGACTTGAAAACTGCTGCGTGTATGTGCAGACTGACCGCACAACGGACAATTCATCATTTATCAACTCTCCTCACCTTTGCTGCAATCGCAATAATGATACACCATTATTCAATATTGAGAACCAATTATTCCATTTCGAGATCGTCTATTTTCACCTCAAACTCAATGCTGGTCGTAAAACCTCTGTCAGCGCTGACGTTGTGTGTCAACGTGGTGATCGTCCATTCCGCTTCATCAATCGGCTGTTTGAAGCCGCTGACCTTCACGGGCATTTCCGTGTAGAGATCAGCCCGCCCTTCTGCCAGCTGCAGCGAGAAGGAAGCCACACCACGCTGCAGGCGTTCCCACTGCATTTTCGCGGCCCGTTCAGCATTGGCCCGGTTGGCATAGGTCCGGTTCAGTACCAGCACATTTTCATCCGTTCCGACCAGGTAATCTCCCTGCTTTGCATCTGGCTCTTTTATTGTCGTGCTTTTCTTCCGACGCTTAACGCCTGTGGTTTCTTTCTTCGCAGGCTCCCGCGTGTGTAACCAGCTGGCAATCACACCTGTATAAGCTCCCCGGTCTGCCAGGCTAAAACGGTGACTGTCTCCGGCACTGCGTGTGAGGGTGATTACCGGCAGCGGCTTTCCGCTGGCAGTTCTGCCCTGGCCCTGGCGGATAAACAGCAGATGCCCGTCTTTGACGGATGCGATGGCCCCATACTGCCGGGCCAGTTTCATCAGGAAACTCGCGTCGCTTTCGTTGGTCTGGTCCAGGTGTTCCAGCGGTTTGCTGGTCAGGTCTTTGCCCAGCGCCATTGTCAGATTGTGGCGGGCAGCAATATCTTTCACCACGTCGCCCACCGTTGTCTGATGCCAGGACTTCTCCCGGCGTGTGTTCAGGGTTTCCCGGAAGTCGGCGCTGCGGGCGCGGATAGTCAGCCTGTCCGGTGCGCCTGCATGTTCAATTTCGTCCACCGTGAAACTGCCCTTTGGAAAAAGAGGCTGGCCTTTCCAGCCCAGCGCCAGGGTGATGACTGCCCCACGTCGGGGCAGAACAATCTGCCCGTCTGCATCATCCAGTTCCAGATCGAGCTGGTCCGCTTCAAAGCCCCGGTTGTCAGTCAGAGTCAGGCTCATCAGGCGCTTGTCCAGCACCTCCGTCGCGTTCTTACCTTCAATCACGATACTGAAAGCAGGCGTTTTGCTGTTGAGGTCGAGAAGGTCAGAACTGACATTCATTTCAGCAGCCCTCCCACCATGTTTGTGATGTTACCAATCGCGCCAGCAGCGGAGTCCTGCAGGTTGCTCAGCTGGTCGCTGAGGCTGCCGAACATATCAGACAGTGACTCATCCGCCCGTTTGAGCGTCAGCGTAAACTCAATCCGCCTGGCCTCCCCTCCGGCGAAAAACTCCGTTTTGGTCTGGCTCAGGCTCTCGATCACAAACATGCCATAAATGGTGCCGCTGCCCTCAATCAGGGGCCATGACTTACCCAGCTCCGCCATCTGTTCCAGTGCCAGAAGTGACAACCTGCCGCCAGTAATTTCAGGCAGCAGCACACCGGAAAGCGTCAGCGAATCATTATCCGGGCCAAGAAATTGCGTGGACGGACGGCGGCTCACCCGGCTGTTGGTCGCGTGTCGCCAGCTGCGCTGATACTGCAGCTCCTGATAAGGAACCGTGCGCAGCTGAAACACGTATAAACCCAGCACCATCATCATGAATCGTATCCCCCTTGATCACTGAAATTACTGCGGGCTTTCGCTCTGGCACGGCGCTCACGCTCATCAAGCTGTCTTGCCACTTCGCGGGCAATGTCCTGCGCGTTTTGCCCCGGCTGTGCATAGATGGTGATTGGTGCGTGCGTTTCGAAATGCATCACCGCTGGCTTGCTGGCAGTTTTTTCCGATGGCACCCGATAAGTGGCAGCGGGCAGGCTCATCGGGTGGAGTGGCACCGCCTCTGCAGGCACCGCTGCCGTGCCCATCATCCCGGCAACCACGGAAGCCAGCGCGGCAGTGCGTCTGCGGCTGGTCACATTTGCCGGACCGTTGACGATTTCCGGGCCGTTCTCCCCGACAATGCCAAACTGACCGCGAGGAATATCGCCGCCGCTGTCATACATTCCGGCAAAGCCCATGGACGGGAATCCGCCCGGCGGTAACATCACTTTGCCGTCACTGTTCACCGTGGCGGGTTGCTGGCGGACAACCTGATCAGGCAGACGGGCTTTGGCAGCCTCTTTGCTGACAATGCCGAGTTTTTCCAGCAGCCAGGACACCCCCGACTTGAGCGACTCAAGCGGGTGCATCACCATGTTCAGCCCTTCCGCCAGCGCTTCACCAAAGACGCGCCCCATCGCTGCTGCGCTGCTCAACTCCGCAGAAGTTGATTTAATCGGAGCCAACAGATCGGTGAACCATCCCCACAGCGCCTGCACTTTGTCACCTATCCACTGAAACACGGGTTTTAACGGATCGAACGCTGCGCTGATTGGGGCTGCGGCAGCTTTAAATCCTTCAACGACGCCCCCTAAAAATGCACCGATGGGCTGCCAGTATTTCCAGATAACCAGCGCCACACCTGCCAGAGCCGCCACAACCAGCCCTATCGGACTGAGCAGTGCACCCAACAATCCAGAAAGGCCATACAACGCCATGCGCAGCACCGCCAGCGGACCGGATACCAGAACACGCAATACCCCGCCCACTGCACCCAGGCTGCTGCGCAACAGTGCCAGCGGATTCATCACCTGGCCCAGAAGCCCGCGCAACCCTGCCATCCCGGCGCGAAAGATTGCCAGCGGCGCGCCAGCTATCGCTTTCAGGGCATTTCCTGCCAGCCCGGCAGAGCGCCGCAGTGCATTCAGTGGCCCAGCCAGTAAGCCAGCACTGCCACCTGACGAGGCCATGCCACGACGCAGCAGAGAAAGAGGCGCACCTGCCAGCCACGACAATGCACTGCCGGAACGGGACAATGCCGCTGTCAGGGTTGGCAACGTTTTAATGCCCATGACGCTCAGGCCAAACCGCAAAATCGCCAGCGGCCCCAGCACCGCTGCAACGGTAATTGCCAGGGTTCCCAGCACCACGGTGATTGCAGCAACGGCGGCGGCTACCTTCATCAGCGTGCCCACTAACTGTGGATTTTGCTCCACCCAGCGGCGTAACGCGCCAGTGACTCTCTTCACTACATCCATGATATCCATTAGCGGCTGGCGCAGCGTTTCGCCCAGGCTGCTGAACGTGTTCTGTGCTCCGGTCTTAACCAGCAACCACTGCGAGGACAGGGAGTCTTTGTTAATGTCAGACTCTTTCTGCATGGAGCCACTGGCATCACCGCCGGACGTGAGCTTGAGCTGGCGCTGTAACTCCGGCAGGTTGTTTGCGAGCTTCGCCGCGTCATCACCAAACTCCTTGCCAAAAATCAGCGTCATTGCGCCCAGGCGCTTATCTTTCGGCAGGTTGTTGACCTTCTCCAGCACGCGCTGAATGGTGCCCATTGCATCCCGGGTCATCTCTTTTTCAATCTGCGCGGGGTTCAGTTTCAGCAGGTCCATGCCTGCAAAAAAGCTTTTGCTTTGCATGGTGGCAATGGACAGCTCACGCACCATGGCATTTGCCGCACTGGCTGCCACTTCCGGGGCGGTGCCGAGGGACAGGAACGTGGAGCCGAGCGCCGCGGCTTTGCGATAATCCAGACGGTCTGCCACCCCGCCCATGCGTTGCAGGACGTCGATAATGTCCCCGCCTTTTGACATGGCGTTATCGTCCAGGTAGTTCAGCGCATCGCCCAGCTGCTCAATGTTGCGGGTCGGGACTTTGTAGAGCTGGGCAATTTTCCCCAGACTTTCGGAAAGCTCATCCGCCGGAAGCTCAAACGCCGTGGAGGCTTTCGCCGCCGTCGCGGCAAAGGCCAGCAGGTCACGCTTCTGGTCAGCCCAGGAGTCATTCGGGTTTGCCACGTTCATGCGCGCGCCACCCTCAACCAGGGCGGCAAAGTCCACCGCGCCATTTGCCATCGGCAGCTGTTCACTGGCGGCCTTGATGGCGTCCTGCATTTCATAAAAACGAGCAGTACGGTTGCCGTTGTCATCGCGCAGGCCGTTGACCTGTTTAGCCACCCCCTTCATGGCATCTTCCATGCTGGCGTAGCTTTTCACCGCCGCCATTACCGGCGCACCCATTGCAAGCCCGGCAGCGGTGGTGGTCGCCCCTGCTCCGGCAACACGATCACGCACTTCCAGACGGCGGGAATACTCCGCCCGTGCAGCGTTCATGCGTGCCTGTTGCTCACCCAGCCTTTTCAGTGATTTCTGTTGTCTGTCCAGAGCCCGCCGGGTTTCGTCTGCGTTCTGCCGCAGTTCCCGCTGCGCACCGCTCAGTTTTTTCGTATCAATGCCGGAATCTTTGAGCGCCTGACGCTGGCGCTGCACCGAACCCAGGAGGCCGTTATAGCTTTGCTGCAGCGCCTGAACCCGTGTTTTTGCCTGCGCAAAAAGTTTCGCCTGGGCAGCAGTTGGGCGATTAGTGGCGGCAAACTGAGTGGCAAGTTTCGCGGCTTCTTCGCGGGCTAATTTGAGGTTGTTCGCCGTGATGGCGAGCTGAGATCGGGACTTGCGAAACTCATCAATACGCCCGGCTTGCTTGTTCAGCTCTTTGAGGCTGTTTCTGGTCGTCTGGATAGCACCTGCCAGCTCTTTCGTGCTGGCCTGTGCATTTCGGAATGGGCGGGTGAGTTTATCAACCGCATTCAGTACCACCTGCAGGCGCAGGTTGTTATCACTCATCGCTGGCCCCGCTTCTCAGGATTGCTTTATGCCGCCACTCCAGCACCTCAGTCAGCGGCATAACGTCAGTGACGGACGGCGGCCAGTGAAAAATGGTGGCAATATCTGCCACCAGGTCATCAACCGTCAGGCTGTCGGCAAATCGGCAAGCACCGACTTCTTCAACAAAAAAGTGACCACCTCCACGGACATTGCTGTGAGGTCTGCCGGGTCCAGCTCCGCCATTTCCTGCGGGGTCAGCGTCGGGCTGGAAATGCGCGGAATGATGGTCATCATCGCACTCACGTCCATATCCATAATGGCCTGCAGTCGTGTGCCACGCAGCGCGCCGGACTGGGGTTTACGCAACACCACCTCTTTGATTTCGCTTTTACCGCGGAGGATTGGGGTATCCAGTACCACGGTTTTTTCGTTTGTTTTGTCGCTCATGTTCTTGTCCTGAAAAAGTGAGTTCTGGCGCGGTAGCCCGCGCCGTTATGGGTTACTGGAGGCCGATTGCGCGGCGGTGCGCTTCCATCAGGTCCACGCCGTCCACGATTTCAACCATGTTGATCGTGTCGACCTCGTACAGCACCTCACCGTTAATGGTCAGTTTGGCGTAGCTGTTGGTGCTGCTGACTTTGGTGGCGTTGCTCTCCCCGGTTTTCAGCTCGCCGGAATCAATCTCTTTATGGCGTCCGCGCACAACCAGCTCCACGGCCTGCACTTCTCCGGTGTCATCGCGCTGGATGGACGCGGTAAAGCGCAGCTGCACGCCGTCGGCGGTGGTCTTCGCCAGCTGTTTAAACAGCAGCGACTCCATCCCACCAATCGAAAATTCCGTGTCCAGTGCGCCGTCATCCAGCCCCATGTCCACATCCACCGCGCCAGCCATGCCGCCGCCGCGATACTTCTCAAACTTGCGGGTGAATTTCGGCAGGGTCAGGGACTCAACGATCCCCTGCCAGTTGTTCCCGTCGTTGAACAGGTTCAGGTGTTTTAACTTACGTGGTAAAGCCATGGTGCCCCCTTATGCGCTGACCTGGCTGGCGAAATTCATCAGGTACTGGTCCGTGATGCGCTGGCGTAACAGCAGATTTTCCAGTGGTGGCACTGGCGTGTAGTCGTAGTCGATCAGCAACTTCCCGGCCTTGAGCGTGTCCTTGTCGTTCACGGACTCATCCAGCCAGCAGTCACCGCCAATCAGATAACCCTGACTCACCAGGCTGCGCATTTTGGCGCCATGGTGTCAGCCAGCACCTGCGCCGTGCGGGTGTAGCTCTCAAAGGCGAACAGCGGATCATCGCTCAGGCAACGGGAACCCCAGAAGCGGAAGCCATCTTTGCGGATAAGCGTGGTGATATCGTTCTGGTTCAGCAGCCCCGCATCGGTTGCCGGGTCCTGCAGGTCCCAGAACACATCCGCCGACAGCCCGGTGACGCCGTTCACGCCGACGTTGGACAAGGTTTTGTGCCACCCGGTCTGTTCGTCGATTTTGGCACGCAGACCCAGGGCACGGGCCGTGGCAAACGCCGTGGCATCGGCCTGCAGCACGGTGTCAAAATTGATGAAGTCAGGCCAGATCAACATCCCTTCACGCTGGCTAAAGTTCTCACGGTAAGTGATCGCTTCTTCCATCGTTTTGCAGCCATAGGCCGACAGGTAAGCGAACCCGCGCAGGCTTTGCGCCACGCCCAGCAATTCGGTGGCAACGGCTTGCGTATCATGGCCCGGCACGCCGAGAATGCGCGGCTTAACGCCCAGCTGAGACTGCGCCGAGAGCAGCGCCTTGATGCCCGTTTTTTTGCCGTCAGCCGTCACACCGCCGATGATGTTGGTGGTGGTTTCCGCTTCGGTTTCGCCCTGCGCCACGCGGATAACGACGGTGACAGGTTTGGCCTGGTCGGCAATCGCATCCAGTGAACGGGCCAGGGTGCCGGACTCGCCCGCTTTGCCACTGGCGGTCAGTACGTCGGTCAGTAAGACAGGTTTATTGAGGGGAAACACTGACGGGTCGGCGTCGTCCCCGGTGCAGACCATTCCCACAATGGCGGTGCTCACCGTGGTAATGGTGCGGGTGCCTTCGTTGATTTCCTCAACGCGCACCCCGTGGTGGTAATCCTGAGCCATAAGGCATTCACTCCGGTGTAGAGGGGTACAGATATATTCAGATAGCTGTATGCTTAGTGCACTCATCTGGCCTTGTGCGATGTCTCACACAAAAAATCAGAAGATTTGGTAAACTACTCGCTCTCTATTTTCATGGAGTCAGAATAGATAATGGAAATTTATGAAATCATTAAGCCCGGCACATGGATAAAAAGTGACAATGAAGAACTTCAAAAGAATGCAACGATTTTAATCGATCTTGCATTGAGTAATTTCCGTGATGCCAACATAGCATTAAATGAATTCACTGAGCTGCAAAAAAAATTATTTGAAGTGAGAACAAGGGGTTTAACCCCCATGAAAGCGTATTACAGAAAACATGATGAGTTACGATATGAAATCACTCAGGAAAAACCACAATTCAATGCGCATGAACAAATTGAAACATTAAATCTTGAGATTACAAAAAGACTAAA